ACCTCTCTAACATCAAATGAAATAGTATATAAACCACTAGCATTTGTTGAATACATAATTTCATTGTTTTCAAGATATACAGTAAAACTTGGTTTATTTACAGTTACAGCTTCATTATCTGCTAGAGCAGCTACTAAGTTTGGCGATATTAATACAGTAAGTTCGCCACTTGAATTAGAATCAATATCTGATTGCACCATGTAAACTTTAGAATGATTGGCAAACTTAATTAAGTCACCTGCTTTTAAAGCACCAGTTGTACTAGCAGTAAAACCATCTAATGCAATAGATCCATCAGCAGCAGTATGTGAACCATTAACTAATATATCTGTTTCACCTTTTGATGCACCCAAATTATCGAGTGGTGCTTGTATAGTAAAATCTTCAAAAGAACCTTTTTGTTTTTGTAGAAATGCAAAAATCTCCATGGCCTTTTCTTGCTGCATTGGCGGCATTTGTGCTGTAAATGAAAAGTATTGTGAGCCTATTTGTCTAACTTGTTTTTTACCTGATAGTGTTTGATTTAATAGAGTTGGTCTATTGTCTTGAAAGTTTAAGGCTCTAAATAATGGGTTGGTTGGAAACGCACCTGACATTATACAACTCCCATCTTACCTTGATTGTTCATAGCATTATTTATAATGCTAGTTATTAGTCCTTTTCTTGATGCTAAGAGTTGGTCAAAACCTGCTGCATCAACAGTAGAAATATTAAAATTAACTGTAGTACTCATACCTTGTCCTTTAGTATGATCTATAACAGTTTCGTTAGGATGTAGAATTGCAGGAAAACCACCTTTACCATCTATACCACCTGCTCTAACACCCATACCTGTATAACCACCACCATCAAATGGATTAAACAAAGTATCGCCATCAGTAAGCTTATTAAATTTAATAGCTTCACCTATATCACCAATAGACCCACTTATCATACCAACTAATTTTTGCACAATAAAAACATTTATTAATTCATTTAAAACTGCTCTTGCAACACTTGTAGCCAAATCTCTAAACTTTAGAAAACCATCTGATGTAAAATCAAAAAACTTTTTAAATGCGTTGGTAAGTTGACCCTCTACTGTTTCGGCAAAAGTTTTAACAACTTGTATATTACTACCTGTTAATTCCTTAATATTACCTAAGACACTATCTATATTCATTGTAAAAGGTTTACCTGCTTCTTCTTTTAATTTTTGTAACTCTATTAAAAGTGCTTCTAATCTTAGTCTTTCATTTTCAATATCTTTTGGATCTGTTATTTCAGAAAATCTACCACCAAATAAACCTTGACCTCTTGCTTTACCTGTTTCATTTATAATTTGCAATCTTTCTAAAGTATCTGCAATTTGTTCATCAAGAGTGCCAAGTCCTGTAGTAGCTGTATGTATTGCTGTACCAACAGCAGCTATCGCTACTGCTGATGCTGTTATTGGATTTTGTAATAAAGCAACTTTTAACATTCTTAAAGCAGTTATCATCGCAGGAATTGCCCTAGCAGTTAAAACAGTTATAACAGCTATAAGAACTTCAATATTATTTGCTAATACACCTATTGCATTTGCAAGACCTGTAAATATACCTGTTGCATTTTGTAATGAACCCAACATAGTTGTAAAGTTAGTTCTAAGTCTAGTGGTAGCCTGACCGACTGTTAAATCCATATTTTTAACAGTTGCAGTTGTATCTTCTACAGCGTTTACAAGTATAGGCAGTATTGCTTGTGCTGTAAGTTTGCCCTCTTTACCAAAATCTCTTAACTCTCCAACAGTAATACCTAAACCATCTGCTAATAACCTTGTTAAAACAACATTGTTTTCCATAACAGATCGCAATTCATCACCCCTTAAAGCTCCTGATGCTAAACCCTGTGCTAACTGTCTAGCCGAGTTAGCTGCTTCAGATGCTTCAGCACCAGAAATAACAAAAGTATTTGCTACAGTCTGAACTGCATCAGCAACATTTTGTTGAGTTATTCCAAATTCTTTTGTTGCAATAGTAATTCTTGTGAATAAATTACCAACTGCTGCAAAGTCTGAACCTGACTCGTTGGCTATTCTATTCATGTGAGCCATAGCTTTTGCTGTTTCTTCTGCTGAACCAGTTAAAGCGTTCATTCTGTTTTGAATGTTTATAAAAGCATCACCTGCTCTTATAATTTCTCTTACACCAAAAGCAGCAATTAACTGATTTCTTAAATTTTTGATTGCATTATTGGTAGCATTAACATCTTTTTTAAATTTATTAAATGCACCACCAGTTTTATTTTCAGCAGTAATTGCTATTTTTATTTTTTCTCGCAAACTCATTTTTTATTCTCTAATTCTTCTGCCTGTATATTTAGATAAACAATCCAACCATTAAATTCTTCTAGGCTCATTTCTTCAATTTCAGCTACAGTTTTATGTAGTCTTTCGGCTAATGCGTACTTTGAATATAATTGCTTATCCTCAACTACTTTTTTTGCATTTGGCCTTGTGAAATATTACCCATTATTTCAGTAGCTACTCTCACTAATACACTACTATCAACATTATTAAGTAGATCGTTCTTATGTTCTACTGTATATATTTTCTCTCCTGCTTCATCTAATGCTTTGTAAATTAAAACATAGACAAGCATTTCCACCTCATCATCTTTAGCTAGATGCAAAAACCTTTTCATTTCTCGTAAGGTGATAGGTTTGCAGTAAATTTTTAATGGTTTACCATCCCCATCACCCCACTCAGGAACTTCAATAACTTTAGTATCTATGCTGTTGTAATGATTTTTTGCATTATCTATAGCTGACATAATTAATATGTAGTAGTTGTTAAACCACCTGTGCCTTGTACTGTAATAGTAGATTCCACTAATCCATCAAAAGATGAAGTAACAGTTTTACCAGTAACAATAGCAGTACCAGTTAGTTTCACATCGCCACTATCTGTACCTTCAGGTGCAAAGTTTAATGTTACAGATGAACCGATACTTAAAGCTGTCTGTCCATTAGTATCAGTTTCATCATAAAGAACATCAACCGATCCACTAAAGTCTTTAATAGAAGCTAAGTAAGTCTTAGATGAGTCTCCCATGCTAGTATCTTCAACTGTGTCGATTGATTCCTCTATACTAAAACTTCTAATTTCAGCAATAGCATTTGATCCAACTTGTACAGTTCCCTCTTTTCCAAGATGTGTTGCCATAATTATTCCTCGTTATGTTTAGAAGAAGATTTAGGTTTATCTTTCGATGGGATTGCTTCTTCTTTCCAACCCTTACTCTTTAAATACTCAACACTATCAGGGTGAGCATCTATAGAACTTTTACCATTCGGTGAAATTAATTTCATAATTGTACCTCGTTAAACTGCTACATCAGGAGCAGTCTCCTGAACATAATAGTTAGTTAAAAATGTGAGAACAGCATAACTTAGTGGTTGTTCTCCCTCAGTATTATATTCTATCTCAGTAGATTGTAAAAAACAGTCTTTAGCCAAACCATTTAATGTTGTATCAGCACTTATTGCTACTTCTACTTCTTTACATATTTTATCTACTTGATCATCAAAGTTGCTAGTTTGTTTTACATAAACCTCAACAATTAATTCTAACTCTCTACTCATCAATCTATTTGTGCTTATAACAATAGGTTCAGATGTTTCATTTTTTGTGTAAATAACTAAAGCTGGTAAGTTTGTGTTTTCTAAAGGATATATTCTAGTTTCAAAAACATTACTTCCAGTTGTTGTAAGTCCTGTAAGAACTGTGCCTGCTCTCTCTCTTATTTGCTGTCTGATATGATTTGCCATTATATTTCCTCTAACTCCAATGCAGAAAAACCTGTACGATCTGATTGGATATTAACGATAGTATAATTTTGTGCAGCTTTTAGAGTGTTACCATCAACATCTTTTATTGCTGATACATTTAATGTATTGCCAAATGCAATACTAGGTACATCAATGCTTCTGCAATAAGCTATTGGTTTTAATGCTTCAACACCTGTACCCTCTATTTGCTCAACATACTCATTATTAATAATTATATTAATTGTAGAAGCAGAACCACTACTGTTAGTAAAAACAGCAGTAACACCATGACCATAGTTAATATCTAAGTAAGCACTCATATCTTCTTCAGTTTCAAGTCTATATTGCGACATTACTCTTTCTCCAATATAACACTTACATAACCTGTATTATCAGGCTCTACTGTTTTTATAAAAAAAGTTGTTTCAGGCGTAAGAGTGCTACCTTTATTTGTTGTAATTGCATCAACAACTATTTTATCTTCTTGTTTTATATCAGGCACATCAGATGCCTTTAGAATTGCAGTAGGTTGAAAACCCTCAACTGATATAGATTCTCCCTCAATGCTGACATAAGGTTGATCTATAATTAGATTTATTAATACTGAAGAACCATCATCTATTAGTCCTAGAGTATCAATTAAAGGAAAATCATCAAATAACTTTCCTGT